CTTAGTGATTTTTTGTACTTTTTTCGCCATCTTTCTAAGAATCTTCTGACTGCTAGTGCTGCTATTGCGTTGTCTAGTGCGTATCCTTTTATGTCTTTCTTTTTTTTGATTACTTCTTCGGCTAGTTCTGTGTAACTTTTGTCGCTAAATGTTAGTGTTACGAATTTTTTCTCGTCGTATTGTTTTATATCTTCTGTTAATCTTACTTTCCATTCGTTTGCTTTTTTACGTAGGCATTCTTCACACCAACCGCATCCAATGGGAACATACCCTACGCGTTTATCACGCATTACGGGTACGTTACCCTTGTTTTTCTTTGTTACCCTATATTTAGGATTGTTTATTAGTTTTGGATATAGGCACATTATTCTCTTATTATTCTTGTTGGCATTAATCTGGTTGCGCTTCCTAATATGCTTTGCAGTGCTCCTACTGTTACTTTCATTGAATCCGGTGTATCTCTTATGAACTTTTCTAGCTGGTATAGTTTTCGTCTTATATCGTGGTCGTAGTCTGTCTTTCTGACGTTTTCGAAGTATTGCCTTACGTTTGTGTGTGCGTTCCTAGCGTTTGTTTCAGCGTTTTTAGTATTTGTTATTGCGTTTAGTTCTTGCACTACTGTGTTTCTTTCGTCTAGTGTTAGCTTTTTCCATGCCTGTTGTACATCTGCTATTGTCTTTTTAGTTTGTTCATCTGTTAGATCGGTTTGTGACTTTCTTAGTTCATTTTGCAATCCTATTCCAATTAGTTCTTGTTGTATGATACCTATCTTTTCCTTTATTGTTTCATCTGATATTTGTCGGTCGTTAACCATTATATCTAATCCTACTTTAGCTTGTCTTGCTGCCCAATGTATACTTCTTATTACGTCGTCATATGATTCTGTTTTTATCATTTCGTCTAATTCTGCTATTTCTGCTTGCACTCTTGTTAGTCGTTCTGTTGCTTTCTGGTTGTCAATGCCTTGCGTTATTGATTCTATTCTTGTTCTAGCTTCGTCGGTGTCGACTCCTGAGATTTTCTTTGCTTCTGCATTTGTTTTAGCTGTTTGTGCTTCAATTAGTGCTCTTTGTGCTCCCATCATTTGTAATCCCATTATTTCATTACCTCCTGCTGGTGCACTGGGTTGTGTTACTCCTGATCCTGTTGATCCTGTAGTCGATGCTCCTGGTCCTGAACCTCCGTACATTAGTGAAGGAGATAGACCTGCTTCTTTCATTTTTTCGATTTGGTATGGGTAGCTTGTGTAGTCGTATAGTTCTTTTTGTAACTGTTGTTGATGGTTTAGTTGTTGTATGTTGATTCCTAGTTGTTGTTGCCCTAGTTTTTTCTGTTGCCGGAGTTGTCTTCTGTCGTTGTGCTTTTGTAGTAGTAGCCCCATTCCTGTGTTTACGGCTGTTCTACCTGCTTCTTGTGCTAGTTGACCTAATACGGTTGGCATGATTGTGGTTTTTGCTGAGCTTTTTTACTAAAAAGCGACTTTCTATAGTTCATAATAAAGTGTGTGTGCGTACCGTCGCTTTAGTAGGTTCAGCGGTTTTAGAAATGTGCTGGATATGAATATCCAGCACGATAACTGTAAATTAAATTATGAATACTAAAACTCTAGAATGAGCGTTTCCGATCTATACCACACACACTATTCTTTCTTACCTCCTCCTTCGTCTGGCTTTTCTTTTCCGTCTAATTTGGTCTCTTTACCTTGCACCCCATCTCCGCCAGCTATGTCTGTTTTGTGTTTGGCCTCTGATGCTTCGATGGCTAATTCGAACTTGTCTGTTCGTATGTCAGTTGCGAATAATACACCGTCTTCTGGACTAGAGAATATTTTCGGTATTGTTGTGTCGACTTCTTCGTTATTTTTCATCATTTGTCTAACCTTTATGTGAAAGGGCACTCCTCGTCTGGAGTTATTGACTTTTATTGATGTTCTATCGAATATTTTGTTTCTATACATTTGTTTTATTTTATAAGGTTGGCATAATTTTTGCACTCTGTTTTCTCTTGGCTGTTATCTTGACTCCGACTTGTACCCAAAAATTCATTGCATCGAATGATGCTTGTGCAAATACTTGGTTATATTTAGACGGATCAATGTAGGTTGTTAAATCTTTTATTCCTCCGTTTGTTTCGTCGTACTCATAACGACGATTGAGAGTCATAAACATTTGATTATTCTCGATTGCGAAGTTTCCGTATGTTTTAGAAACGTCACTCATATAATCGATCCACGCTGGTTGTAGTCCTGCACTTTTTTGTAGCCATATTGACTCAGCGACGTTCCATTCTGTGTCCCACCATGCTAGTTTTTCGGTGATGAGATCCTGAAAGCCAATCTGGTCTAGTCCAGGTTTATGTAGATCATCCATTGTTTGTAACTGTGTATACCATGCATTTCCTTGTGAGTAATCTATGCGTGGTGTCAGACTCAGTATCCCCATTATAAATGTGGGTTCTTCTGTTCTTACTTTTATTTTTCCTCCTTTTGGTTCTCCTGTTAGTCTTCCTCTGCCCCCTAATGTTCCCAAAGGCTGTTCTTCTGACAGTGCATTTGATACTACTTCTTGGAATGTTATTTCTTGGCTCATTCCTCCAATATACATGGGTGTTTCAGCCCTTCTATTTACGTCTAATCCGTATACTGTTTCTAGCCAGTCGTTATAACTACCTCCTGATACAGCGACACGGTTTAGTATTCTGTATATTTTTTCACCGACTAGTAAGTCGTCGATCGTGAATTGATTTCCTACTGTACTAATAGCAGATAGGTTATTGATAGACTCGATAAATTCTGTTTTTAGCCAGTTGTTGTGTAGGTCGCTTAGATATGTTTTTAAAGCTAGACCTTCTTGTGAACATAAGATGTTAGGCATTCCTCCTTGTTCTTCGTATAGGAATCTGTATGGCTCTAATCCTGCTGAGTTTATGCTATATGGAGTTGTAGAGTTATGAGCGAGTATGTTTTCGCGCATTGTGTCTAGGTTATCCAAGTTAAATAGCTCAACGTTTGGCCCTACTGTTACTGGTTGTGAGTTTCCAGCAAATGACCAATTTATGATTGTTCTGTTTCCGAATGCTGCATAATTATAAGTCCCTTCTATTGTGTCGGCTGTTTCTTCGTATACTCCACCTACTAGTAGGAAAAACGGTACTAGTCCAAGTCCTTGTATGTTTCCCATTAGTTGTGTTAAATCTGGTGATGATAGGCCGCCGAAATCTAATGTTAGTATTGAACCCATTTCCAATGGTCGTGGAAACGTTGCTGGTGCTTCTGGTACTATGTATTGTAGTCCTGATGGGTTTTCTACTTCCCATGAGTTTATTTGTGTTCCTCCTTGTGGTCCTGGGCAGTGTACTACAGCTCCCAGTTCTTCCTGCTTATTTGCATAATATTGCTTATAGATGTCCCAATACATAAGTATTGGTAATGCGTTAAATTCTCTTGTTTGGTCTGATCCTGATGTGTTAAGCCCAACTCCCCTTATACCAAGGTAGGATAGTATTGAGCTTGGATGTATTTGGCTGTTACTTATATCCGGTAGGTCTGCTGGTGATGTTACATTTTTTGCGGTTAGCTCTATAGTAGGGAATGATACATCACTCATCGATAGCCCTACGTTTAGTTTGTTGTTGTGTAGGTAGCTATTGTATAATCGTATCGGACATGAGAACATATCTAGTTGTAATTTGAATGATCCAAATAGAGGTCCTTGTGTCGGCAGTGTATGTACGTCTGATATTAGGTTGATGTTGAATTCTGAATCAGGTAGTAGTATTTGTGTTGTAAATGGTACTAGTGTTCCTGGTGATACGCCCGATCTAAAGGCGTGGCTTAGGTTGTGGTAACTGTGTTGGTAGTCATGCATTTCTACCTCCATCTTGCCTTCCACACCTACTCTTTCACCTCCTAGATTTCTTTTGATTTTCATATTTTTTATTTTTTATTTATGTATGCGTCTACTATAGCAACTAGCCAGTTGCCTAGTGTTTCGAATGTTGGTTCTTCCATTATCTTATAGCAAGCTTCTTTGCTTTTAAGTACGTCTGTTATTGGGTATTCTCCCCAAAATACTCTCCACTGTTCGTTTAGTCCTATTATTGTGAAGTATGAATTTGGTATTTTTTCGGTTTCAAAGTTCTGGGAACTTGATTTTGAGTTGTTCGACTCTTCTAACAATGTATGTGTATTCGATAATGGTTGACTTTTTTGTGTGTCTAACATTTTCTTTTATTATTTTTTTGGTTATAAATGTGGGGAGGTCCCTTCTTTTCACAACCTCCCCCGTTTCCTCTATAACATACTTTATTTTCCGTATACACCTAGTTCCAGTTCTATGCATGCTTTGTGTGTTTTTTCTCCTACGTTTATTACGTATTCTTGCTCAAGTGCATTTTTTAGTACGATATAGAGTTTTTCGTTTCCTCTTACATCTTTGTGTACAATTGGTACTGCTTTTACTGTTAATAGTTCTGCTGCCTTTTTTGCTTTTACTTTTTCTGTTTGCATGTTGTTTTGATTTATTGTTTTAATAATTTCTTTGTATATAACTGATGGTGCAATATACGTTCTTTTTTCTTTCCATGCAAGTTCCTGTGCTGTTTTTTTCATTTTACGTGTATATAGTGTTGGAATTTTGCAACATTAAGCATCCGTTTGTGGGCTTGCCATTGGTGTCAAGTGTCGGAACGTAGTGGAGATTTATATACACTTTACAACAATTTTGCGTTGTTTTATCTTTGCTGTTTGATGCAATTTTCTGCTCGTTGCGATAGGGATAGTAGACGTTGTTTGAACAATCTTTGATTGAGAGTGTCGGATAGCCCGGACCGTAGGTATCGCCATTATTATTTTTCTTTTGATTTTTTATACCTTTCGAATCTTTCATCCTGTTTTAGTCTCCTCATTTGTTGTTCATATTCTATAGACCTCCAATCTTGTGGTGACCCGTATCCATTTTCTTTATTTACTTTTCTGAAGTGCTTTACTAGTCTGTCGTATTCTTCAAAGTCATCTGCTTTGATTTTATGCCCCATAACCCATCTTTCGTTTTTATCTAGTTTGTGTAGCCATAATTGTTCTCTTTCTTCCTCTGTGTAGATGTGATTTCTGTAGTATATTGGTAATCCTACTTTGTGTCCTGAATTTGTTCTATAGAAGTCTTCGGTTTTATCTCCTTTGTATTTGTTTTTATCTGCTCCGTATGTACCTATGTATGATTTTCCTATTCCTGGGCTTGCGAATATTTTTGATTTGTATGTTCTGTGCTTTTCGTCTACCTTAAGTACATATTTTGTCATGTAGTTTATAGTCCTTTCTGATACGTAGTTGATTAGTCTTCCTTGCTTTCTTTTTCCTTTCCAAATGAATCCATATTGCCATTTTTTCTCTACTTCGTTTAAATCGTTTGTGTATAGTATACCATGCATGTGTATATTTTCTGTTCCTTTATGTCCTAGTTCTGTTATTAGCCAGTGTCTTAGTGATTTTTTGTACTTTTTTCGCCATCTTTCTAAGAATCTTCTGACTGCTAGTGCTGCTATTGCGTTGTCTAGTGCGTATCCTTTTATGTCTTTC